CTTTAATTCGTCACGATCATCACAACTATCTATCTGTGATGCCAATTTAGTGTAGGCAAATTGCTTTGACAGATTGCTTAGTTCAATGCTATCTGGATCCATTTAATAACTCCTTAAGTAATGACTTGATATCGTTGATATCATCTTTGATGGTAGCAACCTCATCTTCAATTGTCTGCATCTTTTGATTCTTTACATTTTTAGCCTGACGACTAGAAATATATTGATCATATGATACTTTATTTACATTAATCACTGTATTAGTTTCAGGATCTCTTGCAAGATCCTGGTGACCTTTTACTGTGTAAATTTCCATATTATGCTAAAGCAATTACTCTAAGATTTTTCATTTGAGGCACTAATGTTTGATTTGTTGAAGTCATTACAATTTTAATTCTGTAAGATCTAAATGTTTGTAGGTTATCTACTGTAAATGTACGTTCTACAAAATCAGTATCCTCAAGACTAAATCCTCTCTTAGTTGAGGGTGTTACAAGAGAATCAGATCTTCCATCATTATTTTCTTCATTGAGCACCAATCCATTAACATCAAGGTTTAAATATCCTGGGAATGGAGTAAATATTGGTTCAAGTCCTGGATTAGCACTAATGGTATAGAATGCCCTAATGTCACAATCTGCTGGAATGTGGGTATCAGCAAAAATCTTAATAGATGTTGCTGGATTCTCAAGAGTTATTTCTTTAGAAATATATTGACATGCACTAGGGTCATTAAAGAAAGTATTTACTCTAGAATCAGTAGCGTAATTAGTAACTTCAGAATTAACTCTATTTGATACTGCATAAACACTACATCTTTGAAGTTCAATTTGAGGACTTAGTTTAGAATTAGTGGTTCCAAGGAAAAGTCTCATTTGCATAGATTTATTACCTTCAATAAAGTCCAATTTACGATCTTCATTTACCTTAGAGAAAATTGCCCTAGGAGTATCGAGATAATTATTGGAGTTTAAGACAACATCTTCAAATCCTGCATTTACATAGGGAATTTCATTTCCACTTATACTTTGTGTAGTAACAGTTCTTATCTGACCAGATAAAGAAGTTCCCTCTACAGTAATATTATGTATTGATGGTTTAACAATCTCGAATGGAATGTTTTTAGTAGCCTTCACATTGCTTCCACCTGTAGACTTGGATCCATTGATAAACAATTTAGGGAATGATGTTCCAACAGATCTATCTGCATTATCATTTGACCCAATAGTTCCAAATTTTTCAGACATATCAAGTTTTACGTGATACGAATCTAGTGTTATTGGATTTGCAACAGTTACTTCACTTAAATCGTGAGTTTTATTGATTCTAGCAAGACTTACTCCTCCCAATTCATACTTATAGACTGGAGTATCAACTGGATATGTTTTAGGAGTTGTTCCTCTAGAAATAGAGCCACTAATAGTTGATGATGTGGTATTAGTATATTCTATAATTTCTTCACCGATAATAATTAATCCAGTATTAGTCGCAGCAACACCCACATTTTCAAATGTCGAGAAGTTATTTCCAGTTCCACTACTTACTTGTATTGGATCTGTAGACGATTTGCTATATTCTGCAGTCAGTTTGGTTGGTTTGATATCTGGAAGAATACCTGAAATTCTTACAAAATTATCATCAAAATTCATTCCATGATTTACATGGTTGACTTTAATGTGCAAACCATCGGTAATAGATTCTATTCCATTTGAAGGAATTGTTACATCTCCACCATTACTACTATTTAATTCCCTTTCAGTACCATTATTATCAAAGAATCGAATAGTTCCAGCTGCCCCGGTAATAAATTCACCCTGAACATTACCAATAATTAATTGTGAAGTAAGTCCAATACCAGTTAATGTAAATCTTGCATTTGTACCAACACTTAACCCAGATGGATCTGAAGACGATGGTAAAGGTTTAGTAGCACTAATAGTAACTATGTCACCAACCTGATAACCATTTCCTCCACTACCAGTGATTGTTGCTGCAATAGCAACACCATCTAGAATAGTAATATTTGCAGATGCTCCAGTTCCTTTTCCAAAAGCTGAAACTAGATTTATGTTATTATAACTAAGTCGCCCGTCAGCTGGAGTATATCCAAGACCAGGATTAGTTATTGACATTGTTCCAACTGCACTGGCAGCAACTCCAACTAAATCTCCCTCTGCAATTCTATTAATAGAAGTTCCTTGGAAGAAAGTATTACCAAGAGAATATAAACTATCGGCAACTGTTGTTCCAAGTCCGACACGAATTTCGTTTGAAAAAATATTCAAAGGATTTTCTTGAAGAGTAGCGACTTGCTTATTACCTTGAGACAACTCTGGACTATAAAGATCAACAGATCCAGACTCTACAAAGTCTGCTCTATACATGGTAAATTTAAGATCTTCCCACTGACTTGCTTCCCAAGTAGATGCATTCTGGGATTTGAATAGTGATCCGAGAGTTGGTTGATTGGAAATATATGAGTCCGTAAGGATATCATTTTCACCAACTCTAGAGATATAAACACTATACTTAGTTGAATTTGAAATCAAACATATTGCATATTCAGTACCACCTTCCAAGTAGACTGGTGCTGCAAACTCAAAAGTAGTCGCTACAGAACCATCAGTAGAAGTGTTAACATTTTCTGGATAGATGAGAACTTCTGAAAGATCAAAATACTTGGCAGTTGGGAAACCATTACTCATTGTTCTGATTTGCATCCTAACAGGAGTATTGTCATCATCTTTTGTGCGGAAGAACACATCACACTTGGTTATGAATACACCTTCAGGATCCTCTGTTTCATCGATTAAGAACGACTGTGCTAGCGGGTCATACCAACCAACAATTGATTCACTAGTTTGTGCGCCACCAAGATTTCTAGTAGCAACAACTTCGGTGTCAACAGTTCTATTAACTAATTCATCTTCAAATAGTTTCTTCTGTTCAATTTTAGCATTTCTAATTGAGAGAATTTGATCCTGAACAGTTTCAATAGTACCAGCAGTTTGATATGCTTCTTCACCAACAGTGGTAGCAGCATCTTGATCATTATCTGGATCATTTGTTAAAGTAAAAACATTAGTTCCTGTTTTAAAATTAGGATTATCACCATTGTCTGGGTCTGGAATAAAGAAACTTCCTACTAAAGCAGAAGATTTGTCTGTTATAAGTCTTACATTAGTTACTTCTGCCTCTGCACCACTAGTTTCTCCACTTAAAATCATTCCAGTTTGAATATGACCGAAGAAATCTCCTTGTGGTTGATTTGCAAGAGAATAAGTATCTACATTTAAGATGGTTGAAGTAGATGAATATACCTCAGGAATCGTTTCACCGTTTGTATAAGGATTGTCTGGATAAATCTCTGTTGGAGAATCATAATCACCTCTTCTGTGATTAGATTGAGCGACTCTAAAGTTAATTTTCGGATCAGTATCTTTCCCTTCCTCGCCAAGTCCTGTAGAAAGAACTCTACCCTGTACAGTTTCTCCAACCTGGAAAGTTCCAGATTTCATACTAATTTCAATAATTTTAGGTACACAATACTTGCTTACATCTTTTCCATCAAAGAATGCATAGATTCTAGTGCTTGGTTTTAAGTTTGCTCCATAGAATTCAACATTTCTAGACCTTACGGTAGAAATAATTTCAGTACTTATAATTTTATCACCAACAGAAACTTCGTCAAAAGTTTCAACAACCTGATATTGAGTACCACTTCTTGACTTTACACCAGATTCATTAGTGTTAACAACATCCTGTTCGATTGGTTGCGTAGTAGTTTGTTGGACCCATGCAGCAGGTCCACCACTGCCACCATTAATCCATCCACCACGACCAAATGTATTACTAGAAGTAGTCGAACTTTGTTGAGTAGTAGATTCTGTAGAGGTTGTTCCAGACCAATTTGTTTCCCAAGAATTCCATAGTTCTGAAGCAAATCCAGTTTCTGGATCGACACCATACTTTTCTTCAGCCTCAGACATAATCTGAGAATAATTACCAATAGTATCAATCGTTCTTGCTTCCATTCTATTTTGAGTAACCCAATTATCTGAAGCAGGTGTTAACACTAGAGTCCCTTGCCAGAAACTAATCAAGAAAGGAGTTACACTTTCAGTTCTAGTTGCAAAGGATTGCTTAATAAATTCAATATCTGAGTAATCCAAACTCAGTATATCATTCTGTTTTCTAACATTAGTTCCTTCTATGTTTGAATTTCTTTCATCGGCTGTTGGATCAACATCAACAACTGGACCAGTTTTTAATGTAAATGAATTAGTACTATGCTTCGGTCTAAGAATCTGATTTGTTTGGTCAATACTATTTTTTCTACTCAATATGTAATCTTGCGTAGAAAAAGATGTGAAATTATCTACAAAAAATCCAGACTTAAATCTATTCAGTCCATTGTCATCAGAAATAAATTGATTTGCTGTAGATGATTCCAGCATAGAAAGTTGAGTATAATACTCTAAATTTCTAATTCTATCTTCTAATTTCTTGATATCTTTCATTTGATATCTCTTGTACTTCAAGAATCTAATAGATGATTGTTGTACGTTATGAAGATATGGTGGATACTGAATTTCTGCAATTTCAATAGCATTATCTGGAGATTCTGGTTTCGATCTCTTTGGATCATCTGAAGGAGTTCCAAACTTCATTTGGAACTTGCCATCTTTATGTAAATATAGTCTATCAATTCTTCCTTGATAGTATGCATAATCTAAGAAAATAGTTTCATTAGATGCTAAAATATTAGGAACAGAATTTCCTGCAGTATTAAATGATCTACCAAGAAACTCTAAAGGAGACCTAGAACCTTCCGCTACGGTATACTCACTAACTCTAGGGCGCAAATCAATGATATCAGTATTTAATATACCATTAATAGCTTTGACTTCTGTTGAGTAATTAAAATCATTATACGATTCTACGGTAACAATATCTCCAGTATCTGAAGAATCAAACGAAGCACTTTTATAATATATTTTTATTTTATTTTTTGGTGCTTCCGAATCAGTTTTTCTTGTTAAGAATCCATAATTATAAATTGTATTTCTTTGTCCTGATCCAAATGTATAATTTGAAGAAATATTAAATGACGTAGTATTTAAACTAGCAACACCCCCAGAAATAGAGGACTCTTGGAAAGTTACAGTTTCTCCTTCAATAAATTTAAAATTATTTTTTGGAAGATATCTTAAAGTTCCAGTATCTTTAACTTCTGCAAATACAGCAACAGCACCACTTGTTTGACCAACAATTAATTCGCCAATGATCATATCTCCAGTTGAGGCACTAGGACCATTTAATTGGGTCACAGTCATTTCTGGTGCGCCAAAATTAGCATCCGTTAGATTTACATCAGATGTCTCATATATGGAATGAATTTGTATAACATCAGGAACATTTAAAGAAATTATATTATCCTGAAGTCTTGTCCCAAAAGGATAATTTCCATAAGATAATCCATCATTTATAGTTGTTGAACCGATTCCAGATGCTGGATTTATAGATTTGTCAACTATTAATGTTTTAACTCTATTTTTAATTTTTTTCTTAGACTTTACAGTAGATTTTCTTACTGTAACTATAAGTTGGGCATCTTCATCATTACTTCCAAGTCCTCTAATTTGAAGTTCTCTTAAATTTGCAGAGAATGCAAATTTATCAGATGAAAGAGGTTCTGTTGTTCCATCAGATCTAATAAGAGAATATCTTTCATCCGAATATGAAAGATAAATTTCCCCTTCTGGTAAAGTAATTGATGCAAGACTTGTAGAATCTAATCGATTATTTAAAATAGTTACCGAATATGATTTTCTAATTACTATTTGTCCATCAGTTAAATCGACAGTAGCAATATTATTTTTTGGCAACTCTGTATAGAACGTATCATCAGAAGATGAATCTAGTTGTGTACTAACAACTTTAAGGTCAGATGTTGCAAAATCTGACGTTGGGAGTTTTCCATTAACAACACCAGCAACAGTTGTTACTCCAACTACTGTTACTTCAGTTGCAGTAACGCCTACAACTCTTGCCAGAATTGGATCTTCAGATGTACTAAGATCTGAATATTCAATCAAATTATTAACTTTTACATTTCCTGGAAATAATTTATCGGTGCTGGAAATAGTACTAACTCCACTGAGAGCGGTAACCGACGCAACACCTACAAGTAATGATGGAGTTTGTATGACATTTGCACTAAACGTATTGATTCCAACTACATTGGCACCATTGGCTCCATCTGCAATCCCAGTATTTGAATAAACTGATTTTACATCTGAAATTTTATGAGAAATGACATTTACTACTGATCTATTAACACTGGTTGTTTGAGTAGAAATTCCACTTCTAAAAGTTAAAGTTTCATTTTTAACAAATTCTCCTTTTTGATCATAAACTATTAATGCTGTTCCAGCACTAACTGGACTTCTTAAAAATGCAGTTGCTCCACTACTATTACCCTCAACGTGTGAGGGAATTGATAAATCTATAGCCTGGTTAACTGTAATATTAGTAAATGGTTGTAGGTCATACATTGACATTCCCCACTCATTATCTTGTGGGAATGACGTGTTATACGACCCAGATTCTAATCTAAAATCAAATACTCTTGCAAAACCAATTTCATTTCCTGGAGCTGCTTCTGAATTTACTCCAACTCTTTGATCTCTTAGACTTAAGATAAACGTGTTACCTACACCAACTGTCGGTGATCTATAAACACTATTGAGTTTTAATGTTGGTCCGGTATTATATGGAAAAAATTCATTCTCAATAGTTCTGGTAACTCTTGGTTTTGGTACATCAATAAAAGTTGGGCTTATTGTTTCAATTTCATATCCTTTTACGTATGCTTTACCTGGGGATATTCTACAAACCGATAAATCTGGGTTAGGAGTAGATCCTCCTGCAGTAAACTGACCCTCTTCATATAAACCTTGATTTCCTAAGTTATTGTTTAGGGAATTTACAATAGATACATTAAATGGTTTTACAATATAATGCCCACTCTCATCATATGTCCTTCTTGCCAAAACATCAGAAAGGTCATCATAGAATACTGCTCCATCACCTCTTGCACTTCCTCTTCTCGTTGGCGTTTGAAGAACACCATCAATAACAGTCCCTAAAAGAATAAAATTGTCATCATTAAAATCATCAAGAGATTTTTTAAATAAACTTGCAGTAATTTTTAGTCTATCTGCACCAGGGGCTCCATAATTATTAAATCCTTGAGAATTGTCATTCAATGACTCATCAAAATTTGAATTTACAATTTCTTCAGAAATAAACAAACCAATTCTATAATTGGGTTTATTTGAATATTGATCCAATATTATCGATTCTTTACTTACATTTACAAAATATCCACGAATAAAATATACTCCATTTTCAATTTGAAATACAGATCCAGTTGAAGTTGCATTTGATACTAAAGTATTTGCAAATGGAGCTCCGACTGAAATAGTGGAATTTCCTAATAATCCAGAAGTTATAATTTGATTACATGTTAAAGACTCGCCATTGGAAAATGTTTGAGTAGTATTATCAACTTTAGAAGAACCTGCATAAGAAACATAAAGAGTTACAGTACCTCTCTCAGAATCTTCTGCTGATAATACATTATCAACTACCGCAGTAACACCAGAAGTTTGTCCAGTAATTATTGTGCCAATTAACTGATCTGCATATGCTTCAATAGGGACTCCCTGAAATGTATTTGCAAGTTGAACCGAGTAGTAAAGTTGAGAATATCCGGTATTACCTGGAATTACTTTAGCACCCTCTTTAAAAAAATGCTGACCAAACTTTTCTACTTGGTTCTGTAGAATTGACTGTAGAGTTGTTAATTCTCTTGCCTGAACAGGATATCCGGGCTTAAAAAGTACCTTGTGGTAATCGTTCGTTGCATCAAAATCGTCAAAATATGGTGCTACGTTGAGGTTCGTTTGTTGTGGCATAATTCTTTAGAACTGCAAGATAACTTTTATGTCTTCTTTTTGGTTTGACGATCTTGTTATAGAAGGTCTATTATCTACGTATATAACATTTCCAGAATGCTGTTTTACCTCTGGGGACGCAACTCCTGTAGTGAAATCCATTCCAAGATAATATGTACGATTATTTATCGTTGTTTTGTTATCGCTAAATGAACTATCAATACTCAACTGTAATCCTGTAGATGGTGTAATAGTAACTGTTCCATCTCCAGTAGGGTTACCAGTAAAATTCCTTAAAAGGAATCCATAAGTGGGATTAGTGACTCCAATTCCTGCTGTGGTAAATCCTGCAACAGTCCTATCTTGCCAAAGTTTTAAAACACCAGTATTGTTATCATAACTTACAACCCTACCTACTGCTGTAGCACCAGTTCCAACTGTTTGAGTAACAAAAGAATCTGATGTAAAACTTGCTTCACTATATCCAACTCCAGTTAGTTTTAAAGCAGTAACTGCACTTGCCTTATCTATTGATAAAACTGATCCTCCAGCTGGAGAAAGTGGGTTTTCGATAACTCCAATCCTAGCAAATTGATTTCCTGTGATAAAATCGGGATTTTCGTTATCACTTTCAATTCTAGAATACATTAAGACGCTATATGCACCAAGTTCTCTATAGATATCTGCTCCATGCCCTCCCTGTGGAGGAATGATAACATTAAATGTTGGTCGAGTACTACCTGCAGGAACACCACCAGACTCATAATCTAAGGTTCCAAATGTATATCCAGATCCCTGAGATGATACTGTAACTTCGTTAATTTTTGAATCTCCGTCAATAGTAACAGTACATTCTGCTCCAGACCCATCTCCTTTGATTGGCACTCTTGTATATGTTACATTTGCTGTTCCTAAACCAACTCCGCGATTAGTTGTTGTGACAATTTTAATAGAACCATCTACAGCATTTTCTCTAACTAAACTGGTATCGTTACTAGTGCTCCAGTCTGTCGGAACTGGTTGAAAATCTGTAGAGTCAAATTTAGTAATATCTGCAGGTTTAATGGTATAGAGATACTTCCACACATAACCATCACCACTAGTTCCGGCTGCTCTTGGTTCTAAATCTGTAAACAAAGGTTCATCTAAAGATGGTCTACCAAGAGTATTTTCTGGGTCTGTTCCATTTTGAAGGCAGATGTAAACTCTAAAATCACTATTCAAAACGTAAAAGTTTGAATTATATAAGTTAGTGGATCCAGAAACAGGAGCCGTATTTGATCTACTATAATCATGGCGATACATATCATAAGTAGTTCCTGAAGACCAATTTCTCTTTGGAACAACTTGTCTGACATCAGTTGAATTAATTCTTTTCAACGCAATCATTGTATTCCAATAATCATTTTCCTCATCAAAATTATCTTTTGGTGAAGGGGGATTATCGTTCCATGTAGTAGAGTAATCCGTTGGATTTGGAAGTCCAACAAAAGAATAATAGGAATTGTTAGCATTAGCAATTCCAGCGACAAAATTTTTCGCGTTTAATATTCTAATTTGATCAGTTATAATTGCAGCCATTTTGACAGACTTTTTTTATTATTTATCCTGCAAAAAATCATAGTTCTTCTAGGATAAGTTGTTATCAAGTTTTCATAATAAATGCAAGAGCATAATATGGAGGTCTGTTTTCGTGTGACTGACCACCACCTGTGGATCCTGAATCAATCTCAGCTGCATAAGCTGATCTGGGTGATGAGTCAGCGCCGGATGGCGATCCATCATTTTTGGCAGTAATTGCGTGAGTATGAGCAGGAATTTGATCTACGGTGAGAGTAACAGAATTAGCACCACCAGTATTTCCAATAGAATATGCACTTCCAGAACTAACAATAAATCTATCTCTTAAATCTGGAGTCGAATTAGTTCCATCACAAAGTGACCACCCACCAGGAACACTAGCACCAGACCACATAATAATACCACCAGTTGGAACTCCACTACCCACAATATTTAATATTCCTCCCATATTCGCATGAGAAGTACACTGATAATAGAGAATATCAGGAGCATCTTGTCTAACTTCAATAGTTACAGTTCCGCTTGATGTTCCATTATTTGTAACTCCATTATTATATGCGGTTCCACCCTGACCAGAAGTTAATTGAATCTGAAATGGATGAGCACCCATTCCATTTACAAATTTATAGGTTTTACCTCTTTGTAGATAAAGAGACGGATCATTTTGTGCTCCACTTAATCCAGGACCAGTGAATGTATAGTCGCTAGTTCCATTAGCACCAAGAACCCATTGACCTGCTGTCATATCAGAAGCATTACCCTCAAGTGAGGTTGCAGTAATGATACCAACAACTAGATTGGGAGTTCCCGTCAATCCTGTTGCATTACCATCAAAATTGTTAGTACTTAAAGTACCAGTACTTGAATTGAAGGTAAGATTAGTTCCACTTTTAGGTGGTAAATTTCCAGTAGCAGCAGTTGCAAATAGTGGGAAGCAAGTTGTGTCACTAGACTCATCAGTAACTGTAATATTAGTGCTAACTGCAGCAGTTCCTGATGTATTTTGATTTCCTGCTTGATTGACACCTGGAAGGCTAATATCTGCCGACCCATTAAAAGCAACACCACCAATATTTCTAGATGACGCTAAAACTGTTGCAGAACCTGCATTACCAGATACAGTTCCTGTTACATTACCGGTAAGATTACCCGCAAAATTATTGTTTGCTGTAATCGTTGTACCCGTAATAACTGCCGGTGTATTTTCACCAACAATGCCGTCCAGATTACCAACAAATCCACCTGTTGATGTTGTTATACCAGTAACTTCTAAGTCATTTTGTATCTTAACTTTCTTTGTGGTTGTAACACCAACAGTTCCACCAGTAGTGTAATTACCCCAAGTGCCACCTACACCTGTTGATCCACCACCAGAAGAATTAATTGTTATTCGTCCAGTGCTTCCGGATAAAGTAATATTTGAACCAGCAACAAGTGAAGTAACACCTGCTCCTGTTAACGTTTCTCCACCAATAACTACTTGGGTGGCAGAAATTATTCCAGTAACTCTAGCATTACCGTTAACATGCAAAGAAGTTCCTGAAGCACCTACTGCACCTACTTCAAGAGTAAATCTAGGATTAGTGGTTCCGATACCAACACTAGAAAGAGTGTTAATACCAGAACTAACTATATCCCATGTACCACTCGATAAAGCAGTTCCGTCTCCAAGATAATTATATAATTCGGTAAAGTTATCATTAATTTTTGTACCACCGGCTCTTAAATTATCACCTGAACCATCATTTGGAGATGAACCCGTTCCTATTACCTGTCTTGCCATTATTTTTTGGGTTTAAATATATTTATATTGTATTGGTGTTCTTTTTAAATCTAAGATATCTTGTTCGAGTTAATGTGTCCGAAGTTGATAATCCTGAGAATCCATTTAAAGTTCTTGCTTCATGCGATAGTTCTTTAGTTCTAGCATCAACTATAACTTTGCCCCAACTAAATTCACCAAAATAATTGGATGCAGTAAATCCGCCAGTAAAGGATTTTAATCCAGAATTGTCAAAAGTGAACAATGTAGTATCAAAAGATTCTGTAGTCGAACTAAATCCAACAGTTCCTATTCCAGTGGCTAAAGAATTTACTCTTACAATATTAGTGGATATTCCACCAATAGTTCTGGTGACTACTTGAACAGATTTTGCTTGGAATACTGAATCAATGAATAATGTTGTAATTCCTATTATGTTATTAGACGCATCAAAAGATGTAAGTGTGCCACCTAGTGCATCACCAGCATTAGAATTGAATACAGTAAAGTAATCTCCAACAGATATTCCACTTAATGTTATCGCAGCACCTACTAGATTCGTATTTCTTAATTCTGAGTTATATGGAATGTGGAAATCTAAACCAATTTCATTGGCCAATGTTCCAACTGTTGTTATTCCAAATCCAACAATAACACCTGAATCTCCAGAATAAGAAGAAACATCACAAGTTTCTGTTTGTTGTGAAGGAGGACCGATAAGAACTAACGGTGGGTTAGTTTGATTGTATCCAGCACCAGGATTGGTAATAGTAACTCCAGTGACAACTCCATTAATGATTGTTGATGTTGCTGTTGCTGTGATAGACCCGATACCAACACTAACGTCTGGTGCCGCTGAATAACCAACTCCACCGTTGTTTACATCAATTGAAGCAATCGTACCTGTAGATGAAACAACAGCGGTTGCAGACGCTCCTACAGTTACTTCAGATGAAGAAATTGTTATTTCTTTTTGAATGGTTTCTCTAAAGTTAGCGTCTATATTTTCATTATTAGGATTAAATAATGGTCTCAATCTATCAACATAGATGATTGTAGAACCAATACCAACTGAATTGATTATATTTGCAGTTGGATTGATAACAGGTTCGTAAAGTTCTCTGTCTTTACCAACTCCTTGACCATTAATAATTTTGTCTTCAGTTTGCCTACACCAGGTAATTGGTCTTTCAAATGTAGTATCTCTAGTATTACCTGGACCAAAGTATGGTAAAGTATTTGCTTTATCAACATTAGTTACTGTACTAATTGTCCTTGCATTTTCTTGATGATAAAATTTCTGTCCTAAATCTGGATCGTAATTTAAAGTAACTTCGTCTCCATATTTGATAGTTTCAAGAACTTCTCTATCAATAACATCAAGATCACTTCCACTTCCTTTATAGAAGTTAATTGAAATAGTATCACCAACCTTTAATGGTTCTGTAAACGTTATTTGGGATCCTCCATTAAATTTATAGGAGTTTCCAGGAATTTGAAGTATCTCATTTACAAATACTAAAAGTAATTGATCAAGTTCAATCTTAGATCCTTTTGATTTATTAATGGATACTGGAATACCTGCCTTGATTAATGGGAAGTCAATTTTAGTACCATCAATAAAGTTAGTAACATCATCAAACGTTTCTATAACACCTAAAGACCATCCGGTAAATTCATCACTAATAACTTTTTCAATTTCAATTTCAAATTGATTTGATGAAGTAAATGCTGATGTAGTTGGAATTCCAGTAGTTCCTCCAAATCCAACAGTAAGGGTTTCTCCATTACCATATCCATAACCAGTGTTTTTAATCTCAAAATTAATAATACTGGATC